GAAGAAGTGAGGTGGTCAGATATGGCATACGCTACCATCGAAGATGTGACTGCTGGCATGATGCGAGATGTATCTGAGGACGAGACAAAGGTCTTAACTCAGTTGCTCGATGAGGTCGCAGTGCTCATCGACGCTTATAACTCTAAAGCTAGTGTAGACGCAAAGAAGCTTGTGTCAGTCAGAGTAGTCCGTCGCCAGATAGGCGATGGTGAGGGCTCAAGCGTGCCGATCGGGGCGACTCAGGGCACTGTATCAGCTCTTGGATACTCTCAGACATGGACTCTTTCATCTGGATCAGCAGGCGAGGCTTATCTATCAAAGATAGACAAAGCTCTCCTCGGTAGGGATAATGCGATAGGCTCTCGCAGTCCTGTAGAGGACCTGGTGCCTAATGATTAAAGGCATAACAGTCACCTTGTACGAAAAGACACAGACCGGAGTCGATGACTTCGGCGCGCCTATCTATGAGGAGACTGCAGTTGATGTGCAAAATGTCTTAGTCGGCGAGCCTAACGGCGATGACATCATCAGCACAGACCAGCTCGAGGGTAAGAAGTGGGTATACACGCTCGCTATCCCTAAGGGAGATACTCACGACTGGAGAGACAAGAGGGTGGACTTCTTCGGACAGTCCTTCAAGACCTTTGGTGCTCCTACACAAGGCATCGAGGCCAACATCCCTCTAAAGTGGAACACAAAGGTAAAGGTGGAAAGGTATGAGTAAGGTTACTATCAAGCTCAATAAGTCCGGTGTCGCTGAGCTCCTCAAGTGTGAGGAGATGGCTAGTGCCTGTGATGAAGCAGGTCAAGAAGTCCTTGCCAAGGCGAAGGGTGAATATGAGGTAGATACTCAGATTCACACGAGAGCCGTCACAAGGGTGTCTACGACGACCAAGGATGGATACTTCAGAGAGCTTGCGAACAATACACTGCTCAAGGCGCTTAAATGATAGAGAAAACTATAAGAGAATATCTTGCAGACAGACTCAGCGTCCCTGTGTATCTTGAGATACCAGCCAATCCGCCTGAGTCTTTTGTTCTTATCGAGAAGACAGGGTCAGATGTAGTCAATATGATTCTCAAGGCAACCTTTGCTATACAGAGCTATGGTTCGTCGCTCTTTACGGCTGCATCACTCCATGAGATGGTCAAGCATCACATGAAGTATCTCGACACAATAATGAATATCAGTAAGTCTGAGCTTAACTCAGACTATAACTACACAGACACCACCTCTAAGAGACATCGCTATCAAGCGGTCTATGAGGTGACATACTATGATAAGGAGGACTAAGATGGGCGTTTCTAACGTTACAGTCGGCAAGCCTAAGAAGATCGGCGCTGTATCAGTTGCAGCAGTCGGAACAGCTTTGCCTTCAGATGCAACAACTGAGGCTACTGGATTCACTAATCTTGGATATATCTCAGAAGATGGCATGACACATGCCAGAGAGTACGAGGCAGAGAACCTCAAGGCATGGGGCGGAGATGTAGTGTGCCCAGTTCACTCTGGAACAACTTACACATTCCACTTCACACTTCTTGAGCATCTCTCACTCGATGTGCAGAAGTTCGTGCACGGTGATGGGAACGTCACAGGCACAGCAGACAGCTTCAAGGTCGTAGGCAATGCAGACGACGCTGTAGAGCATGCCATGATTATTGACGTACTCTTGAGAGACGGAGCTGTAGGTCGATTCACTATCCCTAGAGCAGTTATCTCTGAGATCGGTGAGCAGACATACAAAGATGATGAGGCAGTAGGCGAGGAAGTAACAATCACAGCACTTCCAGACGCAAATGGAGACTGCTATTCATACTACGTATCTAAGTAAGTAAGGAGGGCACCATGAAAGAAGTTAAAATCAGCACAGGCTTTACCTATCAGTTCAGCGATGATGTACTTGATGACTATGACATCCTGCAGGCTCTTGTGGCCGTTGATAATGGCCATCCTGAAAAGATCTATGACGTCGTGCCTCTTCTCTTTGGAGACGATGCAGAGAAGTTCATAGACAGCTACAGAGACCCAAAGACTCACAAGGCCAAAGCCTCAGAGATAGGTCAGGGCGTCAAGGACATCTTAGAGGCGTTGAATGGAAAAAAATAATAACCCTTGCGGCGATGCTTGCCAGAGATGAAGACTCTCTGGTGTGCGACCTCGCAGAGGTCTATAACATCTATGACTACAGGTCGCTTCCTCCAACAAAGGTGGCGACCTTTGCTTGTGGCTTAAGGCAAGATTCAAGAATCATGCTTGCAATGGCTGAGCAGGACATGGCCTATGAGTCAGTGGTCCTTGCCGGCATCCTTGACAGACTAAGCATCCTGGTATGGCAAAACTCGAAGGCGGGTGTCAAGGGCACCAACAAGCCTAAGAGTCTTGTGGCCAGCATGCTCAAGAAGAAGCAGACAAGCACATATTCAGCCGTGGATGATATAGACGCAGAGCTTGCAAGGAGAAGGGAGGCGCTACATGGAACTAGCTAAGGCTTATGTCCAGATAGTACCAACATCCAAAGGCGTCAGCAAGTCAGTCGGCGATGTACTCCAGGACGAAGGCATCGATGAAGCTGCTAGATCTTCTGGTAAGAGTGCAGGTGCATCCTTCGGATCCGGACTGGTTAAGACCATCGGTGGTCTTGCCATCGGCGCAGCAGTTACTGACGTATTTAAGTCTTCACTTGAAGAAGGCACCGCACTCGAGCAGTCCATAGGTGGCATAGAGACACTCTTTGGTGACTCAGCTGACAAGATGAAGGACTATGCAGCCAATGCTTATAAGACCGCAGGACTCTCAGCCAACGACTACATGGAGCAGACCACGAGCTTCGCGGCTTCGCTTCTTCAGTCCTTAGGCGGTGACACCGACAAAGCCGCTGACGTAGCTAACAGAGCTATGATAGACATGTCGGACAATGCGAACAAGATGGGCACGAGCATGGAGTCCATAACCAATGCCTATCAGGGCTTCGCGAAAGGCAACATGACCATGTTGGACAACTTAAAACTCGGTTGAAATCAAAACACCATAGCCGAGTATAAATCGGACAAAATCGGGGAAACCTAAACAATTTTTGCAAGGCAATCCCGAGATAATCACATAGATTGCGAAAGGCTATGTGACATTGTAGAGCATAGGAGTTGAATAAATATAATACTCCCAAGAGTGTCCGACAATCATTAGATTGAAAAGATATGCCGACCTTATGAGAAATCATAAGAACTAGAGGATAAAAAGCCTCTAGGATAACAAGTGTATGGTGGCACCAAGGAAGAGATGGCTCGTCTTATAGCGGATACCGCTGAGATGACGGACATCCAGGACAAGCTTGGCGTGTCAGTCGACGCGAGCGACATGTCTTTTGGTAATATAATCAATGCTATCTCAGTCATGCAGGAGAAGCTTAATATCACCGGCACGACGACCGAAGAGGCGGCGAAAACTATGGAAGGCTCTATGAAGTCCATGCAGGCTTCATGGCATAACCTTTTGGGCAACATCGCAACGGGCGGGGACATTACAGGTCCTCTGACACAACTTGGTGCGACTGCTGCAACTTTCGTAACTCAGAACTTAATCCCAATGATCGGCAATATCCTCTCAGCACTACCTCAGGCACTTGGAACAGTCCTCATGCAGATAGCTGAGACCCTGCCTAATATCCTTAACACTCTGCTCACTTCTTTAGGCGAGCTGATGAAGGGTCTAGGTGATTTTGATTGGGCTGGACTTATATCCACAGTCATAGACAGCATAGTTACCTTCTTTGAGGGTGATGGCTTGTCTAACTTCCTTATCATGGGCTTTCAAGCGACTGCATCCCTTGCACAAGGACTCATTGAGAACTTGCCGAAGATCATCGACTCGATTACTAACTTGATAGACAGTTTGGTTGCCTGGATAAGTGATCACATCGACGAGATCATCACTGCTGGTATTCAGATAACTGTCGCACTGGCTGTCGGACTCTTGAAGGCCGTGCCTAAGCTCCTTGAAGCTGTACCAAAGCTTG